TTCTTGTGTTTTGTTTCATACTTTAATACTTATTATCCTGTTGACCAGGTTGTTTTTGATTTTTCTAATTCTATGTGTAATTCTACTTCTTATGGTTTTGGTTCAGGCTATAGTACTCTTGGTTATACTATAGAACCTATTCCAGTTCCATTATTATGTCAATCTGATAGAGTTTTCATCAAAATGTGTGAAGACCAGGTTGTCGATAATCTTATTATTTTATGCCGTCAACAACAACATACCACTCCTGGTATGATGGGTGCTGATGCTGCTACTATTGAAATTTTTGGTGTTTTACGTGTTGGACTTTCTCCCACACATTTTGTAAATATTGAAACAACCCCCATTGGCAATGTACTATTATTATATGGTTTGTTGCATTATCTTGGTCTTTGTTTTTGTTCTTTTATTTATATATTTTATTTTTATCGCAGTGATAGTTCTCTGAACTCTCCTGACGATGAATTTTTAATGTACTCTGAAGATGATACAACTCCATATTTAGATCTACTTTTAAATAAATTTAATATATCCTCTATTCTCGTTAAAGGAGGTCGTTGGTTCGTTCCAAAGCAAAGAATTACAAAAATCAACGATCATACATTTACTATCATCGAAGATGGCATTGTGGTTTCCACTGAAGATAAATTTATCACAACGATCAAATTTCCTACCAACTATTATTCAGTTCCAGTGGAATCAGACGATCATTTTATTGTATATGAAGCTGTCGAACATATTCATTCATATTTTTATCGTGTTTATTATGCTAATCTTAGCATGCGTTGTGTTGGTGAGATTTGCAATGTCTTGTGGTCTACCATTGTAAATCCTTGTCAAACAGCCTATATGTTTTATTGTTCTAATTTGGATATCAATCATTATAATAATCATGGTTTTTATACTTATAAAGACCGTATTAGTCTTCCAGGCGCACAACGTAACAATTATTATCTGTTATACACAACAGATAAGCTTATGGCATGGCATTTTGATTTTGAAGCCGCCAAAACAACATTAATAATAACAGCTGAGTTAGAGAGAGTGATGCTGCAAATTCGAAATTGTACAGATAACATTAAATTCAACTCACGTGTATTAGCAGCATTAAATTCCCAAGCCATGATTAACAAATATGTATATAGTCCTCAATATTGTGTTGCTGTATCACACTACGCATCACAGTGCAATGCTTACATCAATAAAGAATCAATTTATCGTCCTTATTTGTATGTTCCTTATTTCTTTTACTCTGATCCTGATGTTAAGCAAGATCCTCTAACTCCTTTCTTTAAAACCACTCAACATGAATGCACCTGTTTTTTTACCACCACATATAAAACTCAAAAACCTAGTTCTTATGTAGATTGTCCCATTGATATATGTTCAAATGGTCCATCCCACTGGTATTCACATGTGAACAACTTACACCAACACATTCTCTACCCAAAGAAATGTGTTTGTAATGCTTTACGTGCTGTACGTAACAGACAAAATGTTCAAATGGGCGATTATAATCCACAGGAGGCGATAGAATTTATGACATGGGTCAAAAACAATATTCAAAGAATTCTGCCAATAAAATCATATTCAACTATGACCCAGGAATCATGGTTGGATTCATTACCCGGTCAAAAACGTAAACAAAAAGAACAAGGTGTAATCAATAATAATCAATCAGGTGTACTCCTGTCAAAATTTACAGAAGTTAAAGCTTTCATGAAAATTGAACCATTAAATAGAAAAGAAAAAGACATTCCAGATGAACAACAACCCATCGATCCTCGTCTAATATCTGGACGTCATGCTGAATATGATGTTATTGGAGGTCCCATCATAAAACGAATAGCTAAAATAATTTCTAGTATATGGTCTTATTGTGATAACAACATCATCAAAGCTGTGTACAAACGATTTCCTGGTGTCACGTTCTTTTCTACTGGTCATAACAAAATTTCAATTGGTAATTGGTTTTCTAAACATGTTGAGATGGGTAATGCACATTGGTATAACACTGATTATAAACGTTTTGATGCATCAACTCAACGATATCTTCTTGAATTAGAAGCCGATATTTATGCTTCTTTCATGGATGATCCTTCATTTAAAGCGTGGTTATCCGCTCAATTTGAAACACATGGCGTCATTGAATTAAAAGATATGAAGGACGTTTTTAAACTTCGTTATGGGTGCAATGGTACTCGTAAATCCGGTGACCAAAATACTTCTGTTGGCAATACTTTAATCAATACATTGGTCCAAATATATGCTCTCTCCAAACAATATCCTAATGTTTTAGATTTATTAGAACATGAACGCATTGCTTTTCTAGTTTTAGGTGATGATACAGTAATTGTTGTTCATGAATCTGATAATGTTAAACCTATTGATATGAATCGTCATTTACAAATAATAACTAATCTAGGTTTACAAATTGAAATGGAAAAACGGTCACAACATGACGTCAGTTTTTGCAGTTCATATTTTGTGCCAGCTATTGTAAATGGTAATGAAACATACATTTTAACACAAAAACTTGGACGCAATTTATCACGAGCATATACCACACCCATCAATTATACCAAAAATACGTTAGGTGGTTGGTTAAAATCTAACGCTTATGCATTTGCTGCTGATTACCGTCATATACCTTCCATGCATACATATCATCAAGCAGTATATGATACATATAAACATCATCTTGCTCGTTCATTGGATTTATCTGAAAGATATAAACATTTGCCATCCAATGTAGTCATTGAACCAAGTTCGAATCTACATGTGTGGTCACAATATGTTTATAACATGGATGATGTAACCATTTCGAATTCAATTGTCAATATGTTAAATAAAGGTGAACACGATTATTGTTTGAAATCAATTATTGATGTAGATATATATGGTACACGTTCACCCCTCGATAGTGCGAAATTAGAAAATCATATTTTTCAATCTGGAGAATTTATACATGATCGAAATGCACAACCTATTCCAACCATTTTAAATTCTCATGATACCACATTTGAACATCCCGTTGTCTTTGATATCAATATTCCAAAATTCTATATGAGTAATGGACAACGTTATCGTAGTGATGGCCAAATTATTAAAATGCCTATCGTACAACCACCACCACCACCACCACAAGTACCACAACAACAACAACCACAACAAAACATCGTTCATCCTATTGTCAATCCTCTTGGTCCTCCTGTGCAACCCGTAATAAATGATGTTATTGTTACGAAAACAATACATTCAAATAAAATAAAATATAATAAGGATTGGGATGATTCAAAGGTTGTTCCTGTTGATTCAAATCTTACTAATATTATTGGAGACAATATGCCAAAATATTTTAAAAATAAAATTTTTAAAAACATCTTTCGACGACTAAAATCCGGTTCAAGACATCCTATATGTCGTTTGTCACGTTATGCTGCTCTATCTCAATTATTGGAGAAATTAATCGTGACCGTTGAAGATGTTCAAACAATTTATGAAATTGGCTCACGACCTTCACGTTCTTTTGATATTATTCGTAAATTACTTAAAATGGATGTTCAACGTTCTGATATGCGAGGTTGCCAACCAAATATATGTTGTACAAAATCTTCCATTGAAAAATTTCCAACCATGACTAAACACACTTTGGCTGAAGCAATATCATCACAACAATTTAATGATGATGATACTTTGTTCATGGTTGATGTTTTGTATTATATAAAACCTTATGATTTATATCGTGCGGTTGTGCGTAGTAACTCTCTATTTTCAGTTCATTGCAAATATTATGACTACGCCGGCAATTTGAATAATGAAGTAACATGGTCAACCACCGATAATGTTACAACATATATTATTGAGGATGTTGATAAAAATGGACAACCCACTCAACAAATTATGAAACATCCTCCAATCCGTGAATATCATTTCCATGTTTTATTCACCGATTATGATGGTCAAATATATTCAATAAATCGTACAAATTTATATGATAATGGCACCTATGAAATTTGGCATTTCACATCTGAAAAATTACAACCACAATCAGTTTTAGCCGATCAATAAACGGCTTATGGGAGGGAGGGATGGCATAATGACCCCACAGGTCATAAAATAGTGAAAATGTCAACAATTGCAGATTTAACACGTAGAGTAAACGCTCTACAACTTAAACAAACCGGCAAAACGGCGCGTAACCGTCGTCGTAATGCTCGTAAACGTGAACGGTTAAGACAACAACAACAATTTCCTATGGCGAGAAGACGTGTCGGCATTAATCAAGCTACTCTTATGAGACCAGCTCGACGTGCTGGACTTAAACGTATGTCTCGTCCTCCTCGACTTTTATCTCCAGTAATGACACGATTTATTAATTGTGTCACCAATCCATTCGATTCTAGTGGTTCTAACGTCCCAGACCATTGGGAAGGTTATTCACTTGTAATGAAAGATTATTATTCTCAGAAACAATTAACAATATTTTCCTCAACTTCGGACACCAACGGTACTATCCAATCAATCTGTTTATTCATGATTCCTGGACGAAATTCCCAATACAACTATTATAATACCGCTGGCAATTTAGATGGCAGTGGCACTGATTACCAATACTGGCATATAGGTGTGTGTACTATATCCGGTGGTACGTGTGATACAGCGTGTGACAACCAAACTTATTATGCCACTGTCCCTTCAGCAACAGAATCCGAAATATTTGCAACAGACTATTCAAATAGTATAGCTCAAGGTGGCCGTATTGTATCCTATGGCATGCGGGTGTGGCCTGTCATAGAATCAGTTACATCATCTGACACAATAGCAATTGCTCAAATTTTGGCTGGTGAGATGTCTATTGCTCAATGGTTTACTGATTTTTATAATCCTACTGGTACTGAGAAATCAGTAGTTGATGGTTTAGAAAACAACGGCGGATTTAAATCATATTCCAACTCTGAAGGATGCACAGTCCGATTAAATACATTACAAGACAAATTTCTTGATTTTAAAACACAATACCAATGGTCCAATATTGCTGCTTATTTTAATGATTCAACGTCCATTCCTATCGTATATATAAACTTTACAAATCCCATTCAAGGCGTTGATAATGAGGATGGTACAACCACTTTTGAATTACCAATCTATCTTGAAACGGTTACGTGGCTCGAAATGCAGCTTCAAATACCTACAGCTCTAACTCCGCAAAAATCACCAATTGATCCTGGTTATGCTGCTGCCCGTAATCTAATATTATCTGACCGAAACAATTTTCCAACAATTGTTTCTGGTCATTCCTTTAAAAATATCCAACAGAAATTTCGTAACATCGTAAATTCTGTTTCAAATATTGCTAACAGAACTTCTCGTGTTTTCAATGGCATTAGGAGAACTGCT